AAGAATAGACATCCTGGGCAAAAAATTTATTGGCTACCACACTAAGCCTAAACCGCCCCTCAGACGCTCTGTAACCCTAGAAATAGACGGTTCTGGCTTCAAATTAAAGGTGGGCCTAAAGAACAAATACGACTTTTCTACACCAAGACTTGATGACGCAATCAAAAAAAGGGGCTAATATGAATAAGGTATTGCATGACTACAAATGTAATGAGCATGGGTTTTTTGAAGCCTATGAAGCGGTATGTCCAGTCTGCGGCTCTACAGAAGTCCAAATGGTCTTCTTGCAGCCCGTAGGCACGATAAGTGACCGCACCAAAGGCAGCGATAAGACCATCAACCAACTAGCACTGGACTTCAACATGAGCGATATAAAGTCCGTACGAAAAGGCGAAGCACAACCGCCAAGGTTTGCTACTGACCAGAAGCAGCACCCCTTTGCCCCCCGTTGGGGCAACCCTGCTGACCTAGGCGGCTTTAACCTACGCTCTGTAGCTGGTGAGGCTGTCTCAGGCATCAACGCCGTCAAAGGCTCTGCCCATCTCACTGGCCCGAAAGTAGGCTCCTACATCGCTGACCACCAAAACTTGCAGATCAAAAAATGAGAATCCCTAGCGACCCCCTACAGCGAGAGATGTTCTACATCGACATCATGCAAAAGTGCATGGTGTCCATAGAGTCTCGACGCTCTGAGTACGATGGACTGCGTGCCTACTACCTTTTTGGCGCTGGCCCAGAAGAGGCACCCGCGCAGTACAACAAAATCTTCCCCCATATAGACCAACTGTCTGCCTTTATGTACGCGGCAGACTCTACCCGCTTCTCCATCAACATCGGAGCCTCACAGCCTAAGCACTTCCACAAGATGGTGCCTGCGCTTACCAAGGCGCTCTATGACTACTGGCTTAACTCCAACGCCGATCAGGTGTTCGGGCAGGCACTAAACTGGTCATTTTGTTATAACTCCACCTTTGTCAAACCTATCTGGCGCAATGGCATCCATCCCTACATGGTCGAGCCATCCGTCATGGGCGTGCTGCGAGAAGACACCCCATACACTGACCGCCAAGAGGCGATGGTGCAGATTTACTACATGACACGTTCAGAACTCTTCTCCAGACTCTACAGCCACCCCAAACGAGAAGAATTGGTGCAGCGCATCACATTTTCTGAGCAACAAACCAAGCATGAGGCCCAAGGAATAGATCGGGTCATCACTTCTGCTACCAATCCAACGATTTACGGCAACATTAACCTTAATCTGGCTGGAATTAACCGTTATGTGCCTATGCTGGCTGAAGAAACGGTGATGATGCGGGAACTTTGGATATACGACGACGATAAAGACGACTATATGTGCGTCACTATTGCCGATCCAGACGTAGTGATCTACGACAGACCCGCCACTAGCATGTTCCTGCCAGGTGAGGTGCCTTTTGTGCAGATTGCACCCAATCCACAGTACGACTACTACTGGGGGCAGTCAGAAGTGCAGCGTCTGGTCTTCTTGCAGGACATGAGGAACAAAAGAACTACCCAAATCCTGCAATTACTAGACAAACAGGTCAGTCCACCGACTGCTTTGATGGGTTTTACAGGGATTTTGGATGAAAAGAACTTTGCCCTACAGCGTGCTGCTGGTCTTTTGGCTACTGATATGCCCAATGCTAAGGTCGAACAGTTCATTCCTGACATCCCCAATGACATATTTAGGGAGATTGCAGAGATAGATGCCATGTTTGCAGAAGCCTCCGGCATCGTTTCTGTGCTCCAAGGTAGGGGTGAAACAGGGGTTAGAAGTGCTGGACACGCCTCTCAACTAGCCCGTTTAGGGTCTTCTAGGGCCAAAAAACGTGCTTTGGTGATCGAATCTGCCCTAGAAAAGCTCGCCACCCTGTATTTGAAGATGATGATGGTCTACGACGACACCGTTTATGTAGACGAAGACGGCAATAAGTTCATTGCCAAGCAGTTCACAAACGATTTCAACGTCAAGGTAGATGCCCATTCTAATAGCCCGATCTTCATGGAAGACATGCGAGAACTGGCATTTAACCTCTTCCAGGCTGGAACTATCAGCAAAGAGCGCCTAATCGAGATGCTTGACCCGCCAATGAAGCAACTTTTGCTCGATGACCTTAAAAAACAGGCTTCCCAAGCGCCTGTTGAGCCGCAAACGCCACAATCCCCGATAATTCCTGACCCAACTCAACTGCAACAGCTTCAAACCCAACCCGTTGCACTTCAATCAGGAGAATTAAATGTCAATGAACCAGCCTGAAGGTAATCTGCGCTCTGGCGACCAGCCGCGCATGACTGAAAGCCAGTTAAAGCGTGAAGAAAAGGGTACAGGCCGCATTTCCTACGTCCGGCAGGCCCAAAAAGGCGGTTTGCCACGCTCAAATATGCGCCGCACCACTCGTTACTGAAGTGGGGAATTTACGTTTTAACCTGCTAGCCAGGTTGACATGATAGATTCTTTGTATTGACAATCGCCCCAAACAGGAAGAAAGGTATAGACATGGCTGTTTCTAACCGAGAAATGATGGACATGCTAAGGGCAGAGCAAGAACCTGCTATGGCAGGTACTGTTCCTGACACCCCGCCCCCTTCCGAACAAAATGCTATGACTGCGCCTATGGCTAGTCCTATGACTACCCCAGAGCCGCAGGAAGGAAACATGGAGCAGGCCCGTCTGAACGTGATGATGGCCTTGGACATGTTGCAAAACGCCTTGCAGACCTTTGGCGTACAGTCTCCAGAAGGCGAAGCCTTGCAAGATGTCGTTACCAAAATTGCTGCCAAGTTCGGTGAGCGTGAGTCTGACACTCGTCAACTGATGCCCAACGAAATTATGAACTTGGTACAGACTTTGCCGCAGGCAGGAGGTGCCACTCCTGAAGCAAGAGCGATTTCTCAGGCACCAGTACCAGGTACTCAACAACCCGTAATGCCTCTATAGGAGCAAACGATGGAACTTTTCAAACCACGCGGGAATATGTCTCCCCGCCGTCCTACGGACAACACGCAGCAAAACGGTCAGATCGTAAACACGCCTCGGTTCTCCGAGATGGGTGGTCTGAGCAACCCCGCTAAGATTGGGTCAAAGAACAAAATGACTCTATCTAAACCGGGCGACACCAAAAAAGTGATCTAGTACAGAAAAGGGGCTAACTATGTCACTGGAAAACTTATCCTTAGAGGCACAAGCAGAGCTTGCATCGCTTGCTAAGACGCTGGCTGAGAATCCAGCAACGCGTAAGCAGTTCTTGTCATTAACCAAGCAGGTGCGTCCTGACGTTCCTATTCCTGAGATTGAGATCGAAGAGCGTACCAATACGGTGCTTGCCGAGTCTCAGAAGCGAGTAGAGAGCCTAGAGGCCAAGCTACGGGCTAAAGAAGCTAAGGAAGAGCTTGACCGCAGGCGGCAGACGCTGGTTAAGAAGAATTTGGTTGAATCAGAAGACGACATCAAGGAAGTGGAGAAGATCATGGTTGAGAAGGGGATAGCCAACCATGAGACGGCTGCTGAATACCATCAGTGGATGAAGCAGGCTGCGGCACCTACGCCTTCTCAGTTTCCTCAGCCAGTAATGTCGAAGTTCAACACTTCTGAGTTTATGAAGAATCCTGTAGGTGCGGCACGCGATGCAGCACATGCAGCGTTAACGGAGTTAAGGAAAAATCCACGCCCAATCGGGCTGTGATTTTATTGGTTTAGGGGCTTTTTTTTAGGAGATCGTTATGCCTATTGGTGGCGGCATCATTCCGGCCACTGGGAGTCAACAATACACGGAACTGACTTACGTCACGCGCCGTGCATTTATTCCCAAGATGGTCGTTCAGATTTACAACTCTACGCCCCTCATGGCAGCGCTGATCGCTAATAGTCAAACCGCCTCTGGCGGTGTGTCGTCAGTGACGGTGCCTGTCCAGGGTTCTCAATTCGTAAACGCCCAGTGGTCTGATTACTCTGGTTCGTTTGCCCAACCTTCAGTGCAACAAGGCGCTTATAACGCCGAGTTCAACCTGAAACTGCTGGTCAGCCCAGTTCCGTTCCTCGGAATGGAAGGTGCCGTACAGCAGGACTACGCCATTATTCCCCTGATCGAAGCTCGCATGAACGATGCGACCAACGTGATGATGGATGCAATGGCTACGTCCTTGTACACCAACACCAGTAACACCCAACAGTTTACGGGTTTACCCCTAGCTGTTGATGATTCTGGCACCTACGGCAACATTGATCGTTCCAGCTATAGCTGGTGGAGATCAAAAGAGTATGCCGCTGGCTCTGTTAACCCCACTCGTCAGAACGTACTCCAGTACATCTCTGGCACGGTCAAGAACTGTGCTGAGGTTCCGACCTTTGGTGTCTGCGGTTTTGGTACTTGGACGCTGTTGGCCCAAGATTATGTCGGTCAGGAGCAGTATGTGATCACTCCTGGCTCTGGTTTTGATGGTGATGCCAATGGCCCCCAGGCTGCGTTCCGCGCCTTGATGGTTGCTGGTGTGCCTATCTACCCAGACCCATACTGCCCAGAGGGTACTTTGTATCTGCTAAACACAAACTATCTGTCGCTCTACATTCATGAGCAGGCATCGTTTGCGTTTACCGGGTTTGAGTCTACTCTCCCGAACTTCCAAATTGGCTATGTTGGTGCCGTTCTGATGATCGCTGAGATGGTCAGTACCAAGCCCAAGTCGATGACGAAGGTGACTGGCTATAACTCTTTGACCCTTTAAGGAGATAGACATGTCACTCGCTTTAGCAAAAATCCTTCTTGCCAGTGCTAATGCAAATAGCACTGCGGCGTACTTTGTAGCAGGCTCTACTAGCCTGACTTCAGGTGCATCGTCTGTGCTTACCGCTGGCGCTTACATTATCTACCCCGTTGCTAACGTTGCTGTCCAAGTTAACAACAAGTCTGACGGCACTGGGTTTGCTAACGTAGGCATCACTGGTTCAGCCACAAGTGCTCTTGTTAATCCGATTGCTAACGCATCGTCTGGGTTCTTCATCTCAGACGGGATTAACGTGCGGATTACCAACGTTGGCTCGGCATTGGCAACTTCAAATTATGTTGTTGTTGGTAGTGAACAGGCTGCTTCTGGCACCTACAACAGTTAAAGGAGCCAAACATGGATGCAAATGCCGTTGGTCGTGAGTATCCAGATGGTTTTGGATACAAACGCCTTGGTTTCCTTCCGGGTCAGTCTATTGGCACGGCTGGTGATACCGTTGTTTCCATGCAAGATGGTGCTAAATACATTGTTCGTCAAATTACTCTTAGTAATTTTTCAGCAGCCGCTACTACAGCGGAAGTCGGTGTTCACACCGCAGCCGCTGCTGGAGGCACGGACGTAGCAGATACGGCAACGCTTACAGCAGCAGCAAGTACATCTGCTTATGTAAATCTAACGTTGTCTGCATTTGCAAATGCCAATGTATTTACCCAATCTGCACTGTTCTTTAACGTTAACGTAGCAGTCTCAAGTGTTACTTGTGACGTTGCTATCTACGGAGATATTGTCACGCTATGAGTAAAGTGCTTTACGTCAAAAATCGAGGAATTACTTTTTCTAGTTCGTTCAAAAACGTGGAATACGTCTTTGAGTGCAACAAAGAAATAGAGATTCCAGAGGCTGCCGTAAAGCACATTCTCGGGCTTGGTGATGAAGATAAACAACCGTATTTCGTCAGACTTGGATGGATGAAGTTAAACACCGACCTTGAACGCGCTAAAGAGCGTTTAGCGGCGGTAGATATTTCAAACCAGCCAGAGAAAAAAGTCCACTTGTCAGCCCCGGTGGTGGAGCGAGTAGCTACGCCAATGCCAAAGGTTCCCCCCAAAGGCAGAAGCGTAGCCAAAGTCCATCAGCAGCTCCAATGATATGAGAATGTATGCCAACGCTAAACGAATACATCTCCGAAACTCGGCGATTGCTGCATGACGTAAACGGGAACTTTTGGACTACTCAAGAGATAACTGACTACGTTAATGAGGGCAGAACGCATGTGGTGCAAGACAGCGGTTGTCGCCGTATCTTGCAGTCATACACCATGTCTGTCGGTCAAGAAACAATTGCCTTCAGCACCCTGCCTGAAGGCGACCAGACGATAGATGTACTCAACATCAATCTTTACTGGGGTGATAGTCGTTGGCCTTTGTATTACATGGCCTGGACTGACTTTAATGCTCAACTTCGTTTCTGGCAAAATTACAATGGAAGACCTATTGGGTTTTCTATGTACGGAGCCAAAACCATCTTTATTGGCCCTAAGCCAGATCAAACATACGAATTAGAACTCGACACCGTAGTCTTGCCAGACCCGCTAGTGGGAGGTGCAACGGTTGACACGCAGATACCCTCTCCATTTACAGAAGCTGTTGCATACTTTGCAGCGCACAAAGCTAAGTATCAAGAACAGAGTTATGGCGAGTCAGAAATATTTAAGCAGGAATATACGAAACAGATACTAGGGGCGCTAAACAGCACGTTTACCCGTAGGCTGCCGTCTGTCTATCAGTCGGGGTACTAAATGGCAGCCCTAGAGCAAAAGAAGTCCTACTTTGTAAGCAAAGACTTCAAAGGTATCAATGTCAAAAACAATCGCACAGCGATTGAAGAAGGCCAGTTCGCCTGGTTAGAAAACGCGCAGCCCATTGGCTTTGGCAACATTAAGATTGTTAACGCCCCAAATAACATCGGTGGGGTAACGTTTTCTAACACCGTTACCTATCTAGCATCAGCCAACATCAATAACGATGAGTTGCTGTTTGCTTTCCAAGAAGATGGCTCAGCGCAGTACGTCAACATTGACACCAATACGTTAGGCAACATTGCCAATGCCAACACCTTTACCAATGGTGGCGTGCAGATCGTGCAATGGAAGAACGAGCGGGTGCTCATCATTGATGAGAACAACGGCTATAAGACATGGGATGGCACGAATCTTGTAGACATTGGCTCAGTAGCGTCTGTAACTATTAACAATGGCGGCTCTAATTATGTAAGCCCTGTTGTTTCTTTTGCTGCGCCTGGTCAGACAGGCGGTGTAACAGCCACTGGCGAGGCTGTGTTGCTAGGCAATACCATTTCTCAGATTATCGTTACAGAGGCTGGTACAGGCTACACGGCAGCACCGTCAATTTCAATTACAGACAGTGGAGGTGGAAGTGGAGCAAACGTCACCTGTACTCTTCTTAATCAGGACGGCTCTTCTATTGCCACTTTTTCTGGTCGCACTTGGATTGCTGATGGTCGTACGGTTTACTACTCTGCTGCTGATACTTACAACGACTTTGTTTCGGTCAGTAGCGGTTTTATTACGATAACCGACTCCACACTCAGAACGGACATCGCCCAGATCATTGCGGCAAACAACTTCTTATACTTGTTTGGAGAAGACTCAATTAACGTCTTTTCTGACGTACGCATCAACTCTATTACTGGCGAGACGCTATTTACCAATACCAACGTCTCTGCCTCTATTGGTTCTAACTTCAAATTTGCTATCTTCCCTTACTTTCGTTCTATTCTGTTTTTGAACAAGTACGGTGTGTACGCTCTAGTGGGTGCTACAACCTCTAAGATCAGCGATGAGATTGATAGCCTGTTCACAAACATAGACTTTACTAAACCTATTACGGCTGGACAGGTGCTTATCAACAACATCCTGTGCGCTGCCTGGACGTTTACCTATGACGATGACGGTACAGAACGCAAAATACAAGCAGTGTTCTTTGACCGTAAATGGTTTGTTACCAGCCAAGGAAATAGCATCACTCGTACGGTTTCTGCGGTGCAAGATGGCAACATTTTGCTCTATGGCACTACAGGCACAAACCTTATAAAGTTTTATCAGAACAGCACAGCAGGCATAGAGTGGGAGATTCTGACGGCTCTCTGGCCTATGGGCGACCCAATTAGAGACAAACAGTCGTTGAAAGTAGGCATAGAGGCTACCCTTGGATCAGCATCAGTCATCTTAGGGGCGTTCATAGACTCAGAAAACCAACAGTCGCCAGTCATAGACTTTTCTAATACGGTGCTGTGGCTCAATGACCAGAACAATCCTATCCCTTGGATAAACAACTCTTCCATAGTCATAGGATGGGTAGGTGGAATTAGCGCAACCTCTGGATATTACCTTTACAGGGCTGATGCAAAAATGTATGGTAAGTACTTAGGATTAACCCTTACAGGGGATACTGTGCCGTTTACAATAAACGGTTTTCAACTTGAACATGAATTGAGAGCGAGGTTCTAACATGGCACTTCCAGTCACCATTCCCAATACTTTTGCCAATGCGACAGCATCTATACCGCTTTCGCAACTTGACGCTAACTTTACTACGCTGTCAAACGCCATTAACGGCATCAACAGTGGCGCAGAGACTCTAGCCAATCTAAAGTCCAGCAATGTCACGATCACTGGTGGCACGTTCACTGGAATTACTGCGGCAAACATAGCTGGTGCCAACATCTCTAGCGGTAATGTGACTGTAACGGTGGCTTCTCTGGCTAACGGCAATGCTGCCAGCCCTTCTCTGCGGTTTACCGATGACACCGACACAGGATTGTTCTTATCGGGCGCTAATGCGGTGTCATTTACCGAGGGTGGATCAGGCTTCAGGATAGGTTATCGCAATGTGCCTGACGGTGGCCCTAAAAACACTTCCTACACCCTTGTTGCTGCTGACGTAGGCAAGTACATCCAGATCACTTCTGGCGGCTCTGTGACGATTCCTGATGGCACCTTTGCCAACGGGGATGTAATTTCTATGTTCAATAACACAAATGCGGCGGTAACGGTCAACTGTGTCATTACTACGGCCTATATTGCGGGTACGGACACTGACAAAGCTAACGTATCTTTGGCTACAAGAGGGGTAGCTACAGTGTTATTTGCCAATGCCAACGTATGTGTTATTACGGGGAATGTATCGTGAGTGGCATTTCTCTTATGGTGTTGGGTGCAGGAGGCCCAACCACAACAACCGTCGAATACCTCGTCATCGCTGGTGGTGGTGGGGGTGGCAATGGTGATGGTCAATCATTTGGCGGCGGCGGCGGTGCAGGTGGTTACAGGTCATCCGTTGTTGGTGAATCATCGGGGCGCAACTCCTCGGCTGAATCCGTAAAAACAGTTACTCTCGGTGAACAATACACCGTGACAGTGGGGGCTGGTGGTGCGGTGGGAAACAACGGCAGCAATAGCGTCTTCAGCACTGTTGAATCATTAGGTGGTGGCGGCGGCGGTGCCACTGGTGGCACATCCAACAATGGCGGCGCTGGAGGAGGAAGGCCGTGGCAGGGCGTACGGGGATTAGGCACTTCGGGGCAAGGTTTTGATGGCAGTAATTTTAATTCCGGCGGCGCTGGCGGCGGTGGCGGCGGTGCTGGTTCTGAGTCAACAACAAACGCTAAGGGTCTAGGACTTGCAAGCTCAATTACAGGAAGCTCCGTAACTCGGGCTACGGGTGGAGGCTCCGGTTCTGAGGGCGCATCTACCGCAAATAGCGGGGACGGCGGAAATAGCCAGAACAGCAATCGCTTAGGTGTAGCTGGCGGCTCCGGTGTAGTCATCCTTAAATACTCAGACGTATTTACCATCACAAACCCAGGTGGCGGTCTAACCTTCTCAACACCATCTCCCGCAGGCGGTTTCAAAGTCACAACATTTACTGCTGGTACTGGCAACATCCAGTTTAACTAAGGAAACAAAATGGCACATTACGCATTTTTTGATGAAAACAACATTGTCACCGAGGTAATTGTTGGCAAGGACGAAAACGAAGAAGGAATCGACTGGGAAGCCAACTATGGCGCATTTCGTGGACAGACCTGCAAGCGAACTTCGTACAACACCCGTGGTGGCGTTCATTACGATCCCGATACAGGCGAACCCTCTGCGGATCAGTCCAAAGCCTTTAGGAAGAACTATGCAGGTTTGGGATATACCTACGACTCAGAGCGTAATGCGTTTGTGCCACCTAAGCCTTTTAACTCCTGGGTGCTCGATGAGCAGACCTGTCTGTGGAAAGCTCCTGTGGATATGCCCGAGGACGCTGGTACTGGTGAACCGCCGAAGCGCTATCAGTGGGATGAGGACACGACAAGCTGGAAAGAGGTCGAAATGGAGGCTCAAGATGGGAATTAACGCTTTTACAGCACTGGGTAAGACCGTAAAACTGGTAGCAGCAACAACGGCTCCTACGCCCGTACAGGTGCCTTCTACGACTCTAGGTGGAAACCAGTACCGAGTTATCAATCTGTCGAGCAATACTGCCTGTTGGCTGTCTTATTCACAGGTTTCTGCCGATGCTTTGACTAACTGTGTAATTCCAACGGGGGTAGGTGCCAACAGTACGGCGGTGTTTACCCTGTTGCCACAGACTGATGAGATATTGTCGTTTGTTCCCAATGCGTTTTTCACGGCAATTACAAGCGCTGGCACTGCCGACTTGTACATCTGCCCTGGCGATGGCTTGTAGGAGAGAATCATGCTCAAGGCGTTAGGCGGTTTTGTAGCAACTGGTGGTGGCGTAGGCGCTGTCACCTACAAAGGCACTTGGAACGCCAATACAAATACGCCTTCGCTGGCCTCTGGTGTCGGCACTCAGGGTGACTACTATGTGGTCAACGTAGCTGGCAGCACAAACCTAGACGGTATTACGGACTGGGAAATCGGCGACTGGGCAATCTTCAATGGCACGGTCTGGGAGAAGGTAGACAACACCGATGCCGTTACCTCTGTAAACGGGCAAGTAGGCACGGTTGTACTGACGGCTGCCGATGTAAACGCTGCCGCATCCAATGTCTATGTCATTGCAAGCACTGGCCTAGGCGGTGGTGGCAACCTAGAGGCCAATGTCACCGTATTCCTGGCTAATACGGCTGTCACGCCTGCCACTTACGGCGGCGGTACTGATGCAGCATCTTTTGTTGTTGACGCACAAGGGAGATTGACCAGTGCTGCTAATGTAGCTATACCGCAAGGTACTGTTACTAATGTAACAGCAGGCATTGGATTAGACGGTGGATCAATTACTACGTCTGGAACTATTGACCTTGCAAACACTACTGTAACAGCAGGCACTTATGGTGGCGCATCAAATGTTTCAGTAATAGTTATTGATGCTCAAGGAAGAATTACAAATGCTTCAAACGTAGCTATTAGCAGCGCTTCTACTGTTATAACAAATGTAGTTACTATTTCTAATGGTGATGAAATTGACTGGGAAAACAATTCTTCAACAGTTATATCTTGGGAAAATAATAACTTGAATGTAATAGATTGGTTAAATGCAATTTATGTTGTAACGTCAAACAATGCAACTATTTTGGTTAACTGTGCAGCCGAACCTTTGTTTATTTTGCTTCCTGCTGCTGGCTCTGTTTCTGGGCAACAATTTAAGGTCAAGAAGATCGACAGTTCCAATAATGCCGCCACGATTACAACCACTTCTTCGCAGACCATTGACGGCGCATTGACTTACCCTCTGTCTACGCAATATCAGAGCGCCACCGTTCAGTCTGATAGTTCGGATTGGTGGATCACTGCTGAAGTAGCCTAAAAGAAAGGCTCGAAATTGGAAACGCAATGGTTAATCAATCTAGGGTTTGGTGCAGCCGGTGCCTTTGGCATGTGGATTCTTAACAGACTTAGTACGTCCGTTGAAAAGATTGAGGACAACATAAAAGACATGCCTATACGCTATGTTACTAAAGATGACTATCGGCAAGACATTACCGAAATTAAGACCATGCTCGGGGATATTTACAAGGAACTAAGGACTAAGGTAGACAAATGAGTGGCTACAACATGGATGCTTTGGCCCAGGTGCGCTTTGGCGACCCAGAAGGGTTGAAGGAAATGTTGTTTGAAAACGGAGTGCAGCACAGGTCTTTTGCAGAACGGCTTATAGATGCAGGTTTTATCGTACCTAGGTATCCATTGATTGATGCTGACATTGAGGACTTAGATGATTGGTTAGCAGCGCATCAGATTGAGCATCAAGCGTTTGCCACAATCTTAGACTTAGACAACCCATTTAATTTGTTGGATACCGACTGGAACCAAGAAGACGACTTCTACGACTGGATACAACAACATCTGCTAATCCATGAGCAGATAGCAAGGGCATTGGTGGTTTGACATGGCTGTTACTTCCCAACAAGTTATTGATACCTACAGGTATTACCTCAACCGCACCCCAGGTACTGCGGAGGTTAACTTTTGGGTTGACTACTCTAAGGCCAATGGTGCAGCGCAAACCAATGCTGCTTTTTTAGCTAGTGCTAGACCAGAGCTACAGGACATCACAAGGAGCGCTTATCAAAGCGTATTAGGTAGAACGCCTGCACAGAGTGAAGTAGATTTCTGGACAAACTATGCCTTGAACTCGGGTGTTCAAGAGGCTTCTGCTGCCTTCATGGTTGGTGCTGAAAAGGAAATAGCAGGCAGAAGTCCACCAGCGCAGACTACAACCACTACAACCACTTCGTCTACTCCAACGACTACAACGGCACAGCCAACAACAACCACTCCTAGTGGCTCTAGTGTTGTTGCTACTCTTGCTCAACAATTAAAAGATCAGTACCAAGCGATAAATAAATCATCTGGTTATACCTATCAGTTTCCTGACCGACTTGATGAGTTGTTTAGGGTTCAGGCAGAGGCATTAGCAAAGTCTGGGGTTACAAACATTTATGATGTTGGCGTAAAAACCACTACCAAAAACGTTCCAAACACTCCTGTTATTCAACGGGCGATTTACGATGCAAATGATAAT